TCATTTCTCTAATTCTTTCCATTTGTTCTAGTTCTTTTGGAGTCCTTTCTCTATTTATATAATCATCTTCTCTTTTTTTTCTTAATTTAGTATCACAATAATGTGGTGTAATTATATTTAAAACTCTAGATTTTCTTTTCTTTGCTCTTATAATATGTCTTTCTTTTTGCAATATGCTTCTTGAATGATTTGTTCTTCTTCTCCATGCTTCAGAATAAAAATATTGAGTTACTAATTTTTCTTCGTCATAAGTAAGCTGTTGATAATCTGGCCTCCAACTTTCATTTAAACAATACATATATTCTAAAAATCTTTCTTTTTTATCTGATGGTTGTTTTTCATAAATGTATTTTGCAAATCTTACTTGTCTTTTTATTAAGTTTAAAAAATAATTTTTCTTTGTTTTTGTTTTAAAAGAAAACCATTCAGTACCAGGTATCCTTATATCACGAAACTTTGGGTGATTTAAAATATATCTTTCAAGTTTATTTGCATTATAAATTTCATAGATTTTGTTTGCTTTTGTTCTATAACCAACTCTTAAAGAAGCTGATCTTGATTCGTTCCATGTTTGAAGATGAGAGCTGATTCCAACTTTTAAAATAGATGGATTATCAGCTAACTCAATAATGTATAAAATTGACATAGCGTTTATTTATATGCTCTTTTATTATAAGAGTAATAATTCAGTTATGTCAACTAAAATTCGGTTTTGGCAATATCTAAATCGGTAACATCTATCCATCTACCCTTTTCATACAAAAAAATTAGCTCATTATCAGGGTCATAATATATCTGACCTTCATATGGATCTCTTGGAAGTCTAACTTTAACCATATAAATCTCCTAGTTCTTTTTTCACTTCTTCTTCTATTTTTGCATCTTGGTGCATTATTTTTATCTTGCCAAGAGCTTTTGATAGGTCATTGTAACCTTGTTTGTACTGTTCAAACTCTTGTTTTTGTTTGTCGTTCATTTTTTAGCCAGTGATTAATAAGTGTTTTTAATTCTTGAATGCGTTTTTGTGCAGATTCAATTCGTTCTTGTTTTTTCATAGAAAAGTTTGGGTCTTACAGGTTGTCCTTGCTTACTGGAAAAGGCTATGGCGCTCTCACCGAACGTTGTGGTTCTTCTCCGTCCTCGATGGGAACTCATATCAGCTTTCAATGTACTTGGATAATGCTCCAACCACGCAGCATTGGTCACATTAAAAGGAGCAGCAAGGTTATGTATCCATGACGGTACTAACCTTGCCCAAACTCTACTATTAGTCTGCCATCTCCTCTAGTGGGTTTCCACCTACAAGTAGATTTTCTAAATAAAATCCATCTTCTATTCTCTGATCATAAGCCTTCTTCACTTCAGCTTTGTGCTTTGGTGTCTGTGGCTTTGGAATAATAGAGTAACTTACAAACTCTGTAGAACCTCTTTGTTCTTTTTTCTGAGTTAGTTTCCAATTCCAATCCGAAAGATTTTCATAACCTTCCTCTGCTGCATATTCAAGTATCTGTTTTCTGATACTTACTTTATCAACAGCAAAGATCATTACTTTCTGTTCGTCATAAGAATAGATAGGCCAAGTTAAAACTCGATCAATATTCTCAAATGGTCTTTCCTTTCCTACATTCTTTGGATCTTTAGCGTCCCAAAAGCTCTTTCTTTTTCTCTCCCAATCACCGCCTAATACAGTAAGGATTGTATCTTCATCGGGCATTTCAGTAAATTGAAATGTTCTTGCAGACATATAATCATCTGCTGCTGTTCCAGGTGGTACTGCCCATACGCTGAAATAACGAAGAGGCTCTTCAACGCATAGTGCGAATGTTGTTGAGGCTTCTTTTTCTATAGTTGCACCTAATTTACTAGGCTTAAGAAATAAACTACCGACTTCTGAATCGGTTTTAACCTCGTTCTGTGTAAGGTCTGTGTCTAAAAGTTGCATGATTTTGTGCTTTTTGAGTGAATCGTCAATTAAGACGTAATATCAACATAATAGGGGTTTCCATTTACGTCAATGAATGTAGAATGTGGAAACTTCCCTATTGAATGAACTATCCTAAAGAGAAGTAATCACAGTCTACCTTGCTAGTATAACACATGAGTTTGTTAAAATTTGTAAAGTCACTACCTGCTGACTTTGTTTGTGCTCCTATTTATAAAAAAGGATCAAAATTAATATCAGGAACTTTATCAAAAGGTAAAACACCTTTGGAAGATTCACACCATAGAAAATACACACCCGCAGATGCAGCTTTAGCTATGCGTCAGAATTATGATCTGCAAGCTATCGGTCTTTGGACAGGTATCCGTGGTAATGGTTATGTAATCCTCGATATAGATGCAGAACTAAAAATATATGAAAAATTATGGGGTGAAGATCTTAAAGACGCTCCAAAGATTACTTCTACTAAAAAGAATGCAGCTAAATTTGTTTTTAAAATTCCTAGCGATAAATGGACAGGTTTAAGAGGTTTTGGTCTTGGTGATAGAAACTATGAAATCCTATGGGGAAGGCAAGGAGTACTAAAAGGCTTGTACCCTGGCCATGAGCGAACAAACACTCCCGAAGGTGAATATACATTGAAAGGAGATTTACATAATGTTCCTGTCGCTCCTGAGTGGCTTATAGCTGAAATGAAGGAGAAAGAAGATCCAAATATTATAAAAAAAGATATTGACTTCACAGATCGTACCCAAGATGAGATAGCTCAGATCATTGCTGATTGTATTTCAGTAATACCTCAAAAGGGTACAGGCAGTAGAGATCATTGGGTTCGTGTAGGTATGGCAATACATTCTGTATTACCTAATGATTTAGGTTTACATCTTTGGTCGTCTTGGTCATCTGAAGATCCCGATTATGCAGAAGAATGGGAAAATGGTAATCCTTGTAAAGAAGTTTTTTATTCATTCAAGTCAAAATCAAGTGGTATTGGTTTAGGCACACTTATTTGGCTTGCAGATAGAGAAGATCCCGAAAGAAGGAGGTTTACTGAAACTGTAAAAAAGATTGTTGAAGAAGCAGAATCACGCTTCATACAGGAAACAAGATTATCCGTACCAAAGTTTGAAGATCTAATCAAAGAAGCTAAAGACTTATTGGATATAGATAATCCAGCTGAAATGAACTATAAGCTCAATGCTTTATCAATAAAAGCTGGTTATAGAGATCAACAGGGTATTGAAAAGCTGTTAATAGATCAGATGAAATATGAAAATTCTTCTGAGATAATGACAGTAGAATCTTTGATGAATTTGGAAGTAGAGAGAAACTTTACCGTACCAGATATATTACCTTCACCATTTACTGTTTTGCTTTTCGGTTCAGGTGGAGATGGTAAATCAATGTCTGCTTGGTCTCTTGCGAAGCACGTTGCAACTGGTAGTCCCTTTCTAGTTCGAGGCAAATATATGCCAGTACAGAAGGGTCCAGTTCTTCTTTTGAATGGTGATCAGTCAATGGTTCAACTTAAAGAGCAGTTGGAGGATATTGAATATCCAATGGACACCGATACTTACATTCTTGGTGATTGGTCGCTCCAAAACTATGCAAAGTTTATAAAGTTGATGGATGCTGTAAAACCAAAATTAGTTATCATTGACTCCCTTATCGGTTGTAGCGGAGGAAAAGGTTTTGATGAAAATAAATCTGATTTTGCTACTCCTCTTTATTGGCTAACTCAAAACAATGGTTCTTTATGGGAGCCAACTTCTATAATTGTTATCCATCATGCTAATAAAAATGGTGGATTTAGAGGCACTTCTGCTATCAGAGATGGTGTAGATGAAACTTGGGCTTTGAAGAAACCAACTGATGATCTTGTTGGCAGAGTTGGTAGTAACGCTCGAATTATAGAAGTCGAAAAATCTCGTATCGGTAGATCAGGTCTTTCCTTGATTATGAAGATGGAAGATGATCTTACTTACAGTATATCTGATTTCACACCTGAAATAGCATCTCAAGATAATACACCTGCAAATATTACAGATAAAATTTTACAGAGAATGAGATCCGTTCACCCTGAAGCACGTTCCAAATTCGATCTTTTATATGATCCTTTGATTGGTGGTAAAACTGGAACTATAAGAAAATCGCTCCAAAGATTAGAGAAAAGAGGTCTTATAGAATTTGTAGAAGAAACTAAAGAAGGCAAGAAGTATAAAGCAATCCTCGCACGGGGGGAGGCCGTGGACACTGTCCCACCAACACTAAATGATAGTGATACTAATACAAATGGGTCGGGACAAGCAGATGGGACACAGCAAAGCTGTCCCACTAATGTAGACGATGGGACACTTACTTTGTGACCACCTATGTCCCACCCCTCTTGTCCCATCTCAATTCTAGGTTATAACTAGGATTAAAGCGTTTGGGACATTTCGGACGCTATCCCCCCGCACGAGGCTAATGGAAAAAGACCCTAGAGACATAGTTATTGAGAACTTAATGAAAGAAGTTAAGTTTGCTATGACAAGAGATATTGTTACTATTACTGAAAACTTAAAAGCATTTAGACAAATACGAGCTGGTAAGCAAGCAAAACGTAAAGCAAAACGAATTGAGTTTAATAATCGGTGGAGAAAATCTGACACTCCTATAACATGGTAGTATAATGAAAGAAACGCTAGTTTATGACACCAGTAAAAGAAACCAAAGAGTACAATCGCATCTTTAGAAAAGTATTATTTCAAGTACTCATAGATCCCACAAGAGGTAAATTATTTAAAGATTTATGTGATGCAAGAGGTGAGAAAGCAAGTGCTGTATTAAGAAGCCTTGCTTACCAATATGCTGAAGCTCATGCAGATGGAGAAGATTATAAAGATGCAGAGTCAGAAGATATGAGACTTATGAACAAAGCACAAGAAAGTCGTATCGCTAACGGATTTAATTGGACAAAAAAATGAAAAATTACAAACCAGGTGAATATACAATTCAAGAACACGTTAAACAATGCGGTCATTTAATGAATTTACCTCTACACGATTATTTGATGCACTTGCCAAACAGAACATACAAAAAAGAATGCAAGGTTTGAGAATGTTAGATACCTTTGCGGGTATCGGTGGTTTTTCTTACGCTGCTACTAAACTGGTGGGAGGATATAGAACCACACAATTTATTGAAATTGATCCATTTTGCCAAAAGATTCTTAAAAAACATTTTCCATTCACTCCAATCCATGATGACATCAGAACATTCACAGCTATCCCTGGACAATATGATGTCATCTGCGGAGGCTTTCCATGCCAATCAATTTCAGTGGCAGGAAATAGAGCTGGAATCACAGAAGAATCCAGATCAGGTATCTTTTACGAACTCATGCGAGTCATACGCATGGTACGACCAAGATTCGTTGTCTTGGAAAACGTGGCAGCTATCCTTAATAATGGATTGGACATCGTTCTCGGAGAGCTTTCCCAAGCAGGGTACGATGCAGAATGGTCAGTTATATCTGCGAGTTCATTGGGAGCCTGCCACAGACGTAGCAGGTGGTGGTGTGTTGCCTACACCAACGACTATGGATCATCTACCTCCTCGATCAGTAGACTCGATGATCAAGCAAACAACGATTCATCGAAAAGGTCGAACCAAGTTAGCCAATCTTCGAGAGGCATTGAATCCACAAACAGTAGAGTTGTTCAATCATCTGCAAAGTCTACCAACTCCAACAGCAAGAGATTACAAAGGGAGAACTTCAGTGAAATGGAACGAGAAATATGGGCCAAAAGTGCTTCCAGACGTCTTAACCCAGACTGGAGACAATATGTCAGTAAGCCCATACTTCGTAGAGGAGATGATGGGTTATCCTATAGGGTGGACAGAACTAAAGCCCTCGGAAATTCAGTAGTGCCACAAGTTGCTGCAATACCATTAAAACGTGTATTAGATCTTTATTACAATGAGCAAATTTTTTGACGATAAACTTAAGATACTTAAAAAAAATAGACTAAAAAATTTAGAAAAAAAACTTTTAGATCATGATTTAAAAGGTTATGACCATTATGTTTTTATTAATGAAAGAGGTAAAGCACAAGTTATTACTAACGGTAAATGGGTTACAGAATTTATTAGAACTACTGTTTTAAAACATAATTATCAAATAGATAAAGTTTCAAAAATGCTTATAAAAGATTTTACAGATCAAGAAATCAAGGACTTTGAGGACGGCTTGTTTTCATAATTTTTTCTATCTGTTTCATAATCATAAATTGATGAAAAAGAAATAACAGTTTGTTTATACCTTTTGCTTTACCAATTTTTTCTTCAATCATTTTCCTTGACTCTTGTTCAGCTAAGCGTGCCAATGAAGATGCAAGTACAGTATCCATTTTTGCTTGATTCCTTACAAGATCGCAACAAAATGCTTTTATTTTTTCTATATCATTTGACTTCATCACTTCTCTGCATTTTAATTCTGTAGAAAGTTCAACTTCAGCTGAAGGTGATTCAAAGATTATTTGAAAAAAAGAATCTTTCATGTCATTGAAGATTTGTATTAGATCCTGGGAACATTCTGGATTCAATAAAAGCTACCGCTTGATCGTCTATTGTATTATCCGTTTGTTTAGCTATAGCCTTTAACAAATCCAGTATTAATCTTTTCATTGCCTTAGATTTGATAAAGATTAAAAGAATAGGTTTTAGAATTTTTATCATCGTTTTTATGTGTTACTTCCCAAACATAGCTAACTTGCTAGTATTAGACAAGAATCTTTACTTTTATGGCTGAAGAGAAAGAGGAAAAAGAAGGCATCGAATGGGGTGAACTCTTTGGTCACGC